TCCTTGTAAATCATTTGAATCTAAAAAAGATTCAAAATCTTTATCACTTACAAAATCATTTGTTACAATAACATTTACAATTGCTTTTGCGTTTTCAAGATCGTTGTAACATTCAAAATTTGAAAAATTAGCTTGATGATCAGCTATTCTTAAAATAACACCGTCAATTTCAGAATAACAAGAATTTACTCTTGAAGTTTCGTTACTTGTAACTTGTTGGAATAATTGGTAAGTTGTCATATTTACTATTGTTTGATTTTGTTATACAAATATAAGTAACATATATATTACCAACAAGTAAAAAGCAATAAATAAATTGCTTTTTACGTTATTTATAATCAATACAAATAATACATAATGTATTGTTTATCTAAACAAGTGTTGTATATTTGTACAAGAAATCAATAATAAATTAAAAAATAGAAATTATGAATGTTACAAAACAAATCGCATCAGAAGTAGCCGTATTGTTGTTACAAAAACAAGCTAATGAAATTAAATCTTTTAAAAAAGATTTAGAAAATGAACTTACCGAAATGGTATTAAAGAACTTAAAAAGCAACTCGGTTTAAAAAACCGTGATATTGCTTTAATCATTGGATTAACTGAATTTAGTGTTAAGAATCAGACCGCACCTAGTAAAGATTTACCTACTTGGGCAAAAGCAATGATTTATGTTTTTAAAACCCGACCAGCTTGTAATGATTAGATTTTGATTAAGTGATATTTTAGTTCATTTTAGATTCAATAATAAAAAAACCATTTTTTATGATGACTTTTGGCAAAGGCCTATTGTATTTTGAGAAACGTAACATTCCTTTATTTTTCAATTGTTCCACTTGTTCTTTTGTGTATTTCATTTACCCATGGTTTTTTCTAAATAATTCTTCATTTAATTTTTTTCCAAGATCATAATCTCTATTTTTGAAAGCCTCTCTTATTTCTTGCTTTAGCTGTTCTGGTCGATTTGCTTTGCTTTGGTATTTGTTGCATTCGGTTTTGCCTTTTACTTTACAAGAGTTTTGGCAGTGTTTGCAGTTTGTCATTTTAAAAAAGTTTTTGTTGGTTAATATGGTTTTTTACACGTTCTAAACCTTTGTTGTAATATTCGGTATCAAGTTCGCAACCAACTAAATCAAATCCGTAATCAGAACACGCAATCGCAATTGACATAGAACCTAAATGCGTATCAAGTATTTTATCGCCTTGTTTGGCGTATTTATCTAGAAGCCATTTATATATTTTTATATTTTTTTGTGTAGGATGTATCTTTTTTTCATTTCCGTGGGCTTCTATTCTACTTAATTTAAAACTTCGCGAAGGGCTTTTAAAAGAAGACCAAGCTAGTTCGCAATCAGCTCCTGTAAAATTTTGAGACTTAAACCAAATTATAAAACAATTTGTACTGGGTAAAAATTCTATAAAATAATTTCCCCCCCAAATAATTTGATTTTTAGAAACCCTAAAAAGTTCATCAAAGTATTCTTTATTTGGTATAGCGTTGTCCCAATTTTTTTTTGAATGTTTGTTTTTTAGTCTTTTATTCCATGTGTTTTTTTCAATAGTTTCTGAAAAATTAATCCCGTAAGGAGGGTCAACTATTGCTAAATCAAAATAATTATCAGGATACCTTTTCATAAGTTCCATGTTGTCTTCGTTTGTAATTGTTAAACTCATAATTTTATTTTTTTCAATCCCTCCAATTTTACCAATGGAGGTTTTCGGTTTATAATTCCTTTCAATGGTTTAGTTTAACGCACCCCTATATAATAGGGGTGCGTAAACCATCACGCATTTACACATTTGATGGTTTAAAAATTGGTTTTATTAAGAATACCATTGATGTTTATGTTAATTGTTTGAATTATTGTAACTAAAAGTTGGTTTAAAAATTACAATCTTATTATTAAACCAACGAATTTTAACATTTAAGTTATGGTTTATTAATTATTTTTGATTTTAAACCATAAACCATTATTTGTTGTTTTTTCTTACTTAAATGGGTGTATAAAATAGTTTGATTTTGGCTTGTCTTGAACAATCCAATTCATTTCACGACAATATGTAACTAATTCTTTTAAAGCATTTACTCCAATTGTTCCGTGTTTTTCCAAATGAATTTCTTTTATTTTTTCTGTCAATACAGTATAGCCTATTCCAATTGATAAATACATTCCTGTAAATATTTCATTCAATATTGCGTACTTTTCAAAATCTTTCAATTGTTTTTGAACTTTTCGACCTGCTTTCGGTTCTTCGTAACATTCACTTTGTATTTCTGGTATTCCGTCTTCTAATATTTCAAAAGAAAAGTTTTCCGGATGCTTGTTTCTACAAGACAGGAATTCTACTAATTTTGTAGTTTTGTTATCTTTTACAGAAGCTACTTGAAAAACAGTTTCTGATTTGTTAGTAGCAATCGTTCCAACATGACCTCTCATTTTTAAATTATCAGATGGATTTTGATGTAACACGTAGCCAATTGCAACATCTAATTTAGTAGCAAATGATCTTAAATCATCCAACATATCAGCAGCAGAAGTTTCATCGTTAATACTAGCCATTAAATCAGCTACACCATCAATTAAAATAAGCCCTGTTTCTTCTGTTTGAAAAATAATATCTTCGAAAAATTCACGTCTTTTTGAAGAACGTAAAGTATCAAATGAATAAACTATCAAATTTTCCATTTGCTTATCCGTTGTTCCTAATTTTTTTATTCTATCTAAAATAACAGAAATATGATATTCCGACTGTTCAGTATCGAATAATATTATTTTATCTTTTCCTTTTGGAAGAAAACTAGAAATAACTCCTTGAAATTCGCCTTTTTGAAGAACTGCTGCAATAATTAAAGACATAGCATAAGATTTTCCAGCCTTTGCTTTTCCTGTTATTCCAAATATATTTTTCCTTGAACAAACCATTTGACCATTAACAAAAAATACAACATCAGGTTTAATAACTTCGTCTGTATGTCTTATTCTGTATTTTTCAAAATCAGCTAATGTTTTTTTCTTTTCGTTAATTTCTCCGTTAGTCGGGATTTCCTTAAACATTTGTTTTAAAGTTTATTATTGACTGATTTACCGTGAATTTAAAATGTTCTTCTAATTTTTCCATGTCCCAAGCATCAAAGGCAATAAACATATTTTCTGGCGTTATATCTGGAAATAAATTACTATATCTTTCGTAACTATCCATATTTAATAAAGGATCATAAATGTTTTTATGCTCAAAAAAATTCTGAACATTTTGTAATTTTAAGATAATCAACAGTTTTTGTAAATGATGTTCTAAAGGCTCTGAAAGAATTTTGTTTAAATCTAAATTTGCCCGAATGATATCTCCGTGGAATTCAGTATTGACCCGAAGCATTACAGCGTATAATTTAGCAAATAAATAATGTTCTTTTACATTTTCTTCCGCTTGTTTGTTTAAGTCTTTTATAATTTGGTTTAAAGCATCCCTATCCGTGAAATTTGGATTAAAGATTTTGTAATTTCCTTTTGAATCTGGAGTAAGCCTCCATGACAATCTTTCTATGGCTTTGGCTGTTTTCATAATTTTTCAATATGAGTTAGTTCTGAAATTTTCCAAGTATGCCATTGTAAACGTGCGTCTAGTGTTGGTCGGCTTATTCCGAGTTCTTTTGCGACTTCTTCCTTTGTAGATAATTGAACTCGCTTTTTTATTTTTTGTGTAGCTTCGTATTTTGTCATAGTTTTATTTTAAAATGGTAAATCATCAATGTCTGGTCTACAATCTTTTATTGTAAATTCATTTATTTCAAAAGATTTTAAAGAACATAAAACAAATGCTTTTTTGCTGTATTGTTTAGATAATCTTTTAGCTTCATTTTCTGCTGAATCTAAAGTAGAATGTCGATAAGTCGGTGTTTTTTCTCCTTCAATAAACACCATGAAAAAATGTTGATTTGTCATTTGTAAATTTTTTTACAAGTTAATTGCTTAAAAAACCCTTTCTCAAGGGTTCATCAAATATACTAAATGTTTTTTAATTTCTGTTTGGAATTGTTCTAAACTGCGAGGCACTATATATATACCACCATTTTTCTCGGTTCTTTTTTGTTGACGAATTTGTGCGTCTCTTTGTTTTCCAATTTCTGTTTTGAATTCTACCCATATACAACGCCCCACAACGCCATGGACCAAGCAGTCAGAAACGCCTTTGACCATTCCGCACATTAATAAAATATCAACCGCATTTGCTATCATAAATCTTATTTTTTCGTGATATTGTATAGGTATAATTGACGGTATAGTAACTGAAAATCCATTAACCACTGAGTGCATTAGTAATTGCGGTTCGTTACTTGGTTTTCCATAAGTTTCTTGAAACCAAAGCCAACATTCTTGTTGTAGTTTACGTTCGTCCTTTTTTTTCATAATATTTTTCTAATTGAGATTTAATTTTATTGACTAAATATGCTTTTGTTCGCATTGTTCCTGATTGCAATTCTGAATTTTGAATTATTTGATAAGGACTTTTAATGATATTTCGAATTGACATTTCAAATTTTCCGTTATGTACCGTGTTTATGAAATTTCCTTCGGTTACATTGTGATAGTAGAATAAATCCAAAATTTGATTTTGAAGCACGACCCAAGCGAAATTTTTGTCACGACCTAACCTATTGCAATACTGAACTATCTTGTTACCATCAGGTAGCGGCACTCGATCGACTAACTTTGCGACTTCTCCAGAAATAACTATCGTTTTCCCGACGTCAGGAAGATGATGCCCGCATTCAGGGCATTCCAGTAAATTTTTAGCGTGGATATATCCGCATTCGCTACATTGTTTTACATTTTCTAAAGCTTCTTTTTTTGGCTTTGGCTTGGTATCAGTTCCGTAAAAAATAGGTTTCCAATCAATCTCGTCGCTCCATTTTCCAAAAGCTTCGACATTACCTCCTCCATCTATTAAAGTGAAGTATGGTTTATAAATCGAGTCGCAAGGTCTGCCTCCACGTCCAACCATTTGGAGGTAAAGAGCACGGCTCAATGTTGCACGGTTCAAAATTACACATTCAACACTTGGTTCATCAAATCCAGTTGTGAAAATTGATACATTGCATAAAATTGCATCAGGTGTATTTTTGAACCATTCAAGTACTTTTTTACGATTTTCTGAATCATTTACGCTGTCAAAAATCTTTACGTTTTCAAAACCTTCTGAACGAAACATTTCGTAAACCATTAAATTAATTTTTGCACTCGAATTGAAAATAATCGTTTTTTTACCAAAAGCAATTTCTTTGTAATTCTTTACTACGTCAAAAATTCCTTTTTCAATTTGTTCGTCTTGGTTGTCAAAATCCCCTGTTTTTGCATCAATTTTTAAAGAACTTCTATCTAAATTTCCAGTCGTATAAACAAGCTCTCTAACTAATTTACCGTCATTGATGAGGTCTGAAATATCACGTCCAATAATAATATCCTCGTAAATTTCTGATAGCGTGAATTGACGTGTGTATTCAAAAGTTTCAATATTACAGCACATTTCTATTGTGTCGTGAATTTTTCCGCATCTTGCACACTTGGCAAAAGATACTTTCTTTAATAAACAAGGAGTTGCGGTAACTCCTAATATTTTTGCATCTGGATAATATTCGAAAATTTCCGAGTGCATTAATAAATGAGCTTCGTCAACGATGATTAATCCAACATCTTTAAGAAAATCATCATCTGACTTCAAACGCTTTCTTAAAGTCTGAATCATTGCCACATAGCTTTGTGAAAGGTGGTTAAGTTTCTTTTTCGAAGCTATCACTGTTTCAACTGTAACACCAATAGTTCTTAATGTTGATGCGGTTTGGTTAATCAATTCTTCACGATGCGCTACTATCAAAACTTTTTTGCCTGTTTTTTTTACAAATACCTTTGATAAAAAAGAAAATACAGCAGTTTTTCCTCCGCCAGTTGCTAGAGTAAAGCACACTCGATTTTGAGTTTCCAAGTGTGTTAATATTTCATTTATTGATTTTTCTTGGTGCGGGTATGGTTTCATTTACTCTTTTTATTCAATTCTGCAAAGTTATTTTTCGAAAGTTTCATAAAAACAACCTTATAAGTTGTTTTAAATCATTGATTGTATTGCAATTTTTTACAGTTACAATAGAGTCAGTTGCAAAAACTTCAACTAAAGTAGTTCCAGATATTAAAATTCCATAATTTCCAGATTCTTTTTTGTATTCCGTAAAATCTTGACCATCATCTTTCCAAGTTATTTTCTTAAAACCTAATTCTAAAATTTCTTTTTCGCTCATAACTTTTTATTTAAAACCCCCCGAATTAACAAGAGGTTCGATTAGTAATTTAAAAGCTGGATTTAATCAGAACGGTAAATCGTCAGATTCTTCTTTTGCGTCTGAAACAGGAACGGCATTAAAAACCTGTTCTTTTTGCTCCCAAATCGTTGTAATTCCTTCTCCAATGAATATTGTTTCAGTTTGTGATTCTCGTTTTTCTTTTGTTTGAATTACAGACGCAAAATGAGTTTTATGAAGTTCATATCCATTACCCTTATGAATTACCTTTGGTTCTTTTACTTCTACTAATTCGAACCTAACCTCTTGAACTTGCATTTTGGTTCCGTCCTTTGCGTCGAATTCTCTTTTTGTTACTAGATTTCGTAATTTTGTAGCGTCTAGTGTGATTGTTATTTTTGACATAATTTTAAAATTTTAATTGTTCTAATTTTTCGTTGATTTGTTCTTGTAAAATTACTGCTTCTTTCTTTGCAATTCCAACCCATTCCGAAATTGGTTTAATATTTGGTTTGGCTTTAGTCCCTAAATCAATCAAACTATCTCTGGTTAATTCTTTTACAAAAATAGGCTTGTATATATTTTCAGGTCGGTAGCTGCAAAAATAATGCTTTTGTAATTTAGGATTCACTGTAAAATAATGCAAACACTGGTGTATATTGTCCGCTGGTATTTCTCCGGTCAGAACAGTTTTTAAATGCTTTTTTGCTGCGGGACATTTTATTTCTGCTGAAATAGTTTCGTCTTCTGTTATTCCGTCAGGAGAAATTCCTAACAATTCATTTTCTTCACATTGCAACCACCCAACTTCTTTTAATTCTATTCCTAAATAAGCATTTAAAGCTTTTCTAGCCTCTGGCTCTAATTCTGAGCCTCTTATCATGTCGTAAGATTGAAAAGATTCTTGTAAGTCAAATTCTTCTACTAATTCAGATAAAACATCTTCTAAAAGTGTATCGGATTTAATAAATAAACCTTTAGACAAAGTACCGCCTATTTTTCCGTAACGCACTTTGTGCCATTCCTCGCTGTGCTGTTCTATGTCGTATCTTGCAATCATTTTAAAGTAGTTTTAAGTTTTTCTTTCAATGCTAAACAAGTTGGAAGCAATCTTTCTTCTTTCGTTAATTTGTTTTGCCAATTATCTGATAACTCTAAAATAGATTTAGACTCGTTCAATAATCGAAAAGCATTCACGTCAGAAACCACTTTTTTAATTACTGGTTTGACTTTTATACCTCCTGTCACTTTACCCATCATTTTAACGCTTGGATCGAAAAACAAATCAACC